ACCGGTCAAAATACTATGAGTTTTTCAGCGAACAGAAGTGGGGTGTCCGAGCAAACTATGATCTATTGCTTAACACTACGGACAAGGACATTGAAAAGATGGCGTCCGCTGTCTATGCGTATGTGAAGGAAGCGTTCGCATAAGCAGAACCTGTGCGCAGCTGCACGGGAGCCTGACAGAGCTTCACCTGCCGAACCAGACGGAACGGCGAGGGGGCACAAATTCCGGCGCCCTCAGTTGAAGAACATAGAAAACGTGCTGATTTCACTTTTTTGAAGTGAAATCAGCACGTTTCAGTTGGAGCAGGCGAAGGGAATCGAACCCTCGTAGCCAGCTTGGGAAGCTGGAAATTAAACAGACGAAAACCGTTGATATATCAATATTTTCTCTACGCTTCTTTTTCAAGTGACATACAGTTTGACATACAAAGTTTATTGTTAATTTTTTCTCTTGCGGACTCAATCGAGTCATCTGTGGTGTCGGTATAAATGTTCGCTGTTGTTGTTATGTCACTGTGCCCCATCAGGTATTTTGCCACGTTGATGGGTACTCCCGCATCCTGCAAATCCGTGCCATAGGTGTGCCGCAAACAGTAGGGGCAGAGGTCATCTGCGGGGTTGGTGGCGATCACGCCTTCGCGTTTCGCGTATTTGAACATCCGGAACATGACCTGACGGATGTTGGACAAGAAAGAGCTGGAGCGCATGGAGCAGGAGGGAGCGGAAGCGGCAGAAAGCACTGCGGATTTCCGGTTCGGGGTAGAACATGAGCAGTAAGACCTACTGGGAGAAGCGGGAGGCGGAAGCCCTGAAGCACTATCTCCAGGAGGAGCAGGAGTACCAGGCGCAGCTGCGGGCGATCTATCAGAATATGCTGGACGCCGCCCAGAAGGAGATTGACGCCTTCTATGGCCGCTACGCGGACAAGGAGCAGATCACCCTGGCCGAGGCCAAGCGGCGGGTGTCCAAGCTGGACATTGCAGCCTACGAGCGCAAGGCCAAACGCTATGTGGCGGACAAGGACTTTTCCAAGCAGGCCAACGAGGAAATGCGGCTGTACAACCTGACCATGAAGGTCAACCGGCTGGAGATGTTAAAGGCCAACATCGGGTTGGAGTTGGTGTCTGGTCACAACGAGCAGGAAAAGCTCATGTCAAAAATCCTGCGAG